TTAAATTTTATCCGCGTGGTGCATCAGCACAAATTTATCCCACAACTGTTCTTCTGTCTCGACATGTTGCGGATCTTTCACAATAGTATTGGGGATCGGGCACACCTTCTGGCAGGTTGGTGTCTCGTAGTGCCCTACGCATTCGGTACACTTATCGCTGTTAATCTCATAGATATGATCTCCCATTGAAATCGCCTCATTCGGGCATTCGGGTTCACACATATCACAATTAATACAGCGTTTAGTAATTAGTAAAGACATTTCAATGGATTACCGTTAAATCATTTTAAAATCAGTAAGTTGTATCGAGTTTGTATGCTTTACTGTCATTAACTTACTGTATGTTGATCCAGTGTATTTAACCTTGATAAACTCAGTCCAGCAACACAAAACCGCAACACATTGCATTTTGTCCCGTAGAAAAGACTTGTATGTGTGAGCTTGTTTTCTGCGCCTACGCAGATAAGGATTGAGAATGCCGCGCACTGTAACACATAATCCGGATAGCCCCAATAATGACGATGTTTTAGCCGCATCTGAAAAATGGGACGCCTGTAAACCCCCCTATACCAGCGCACACATGAAAATCTGTGTTGCTGCCGCTAAAATCATCCTCGCTGCTTCCGGCGTGGCTCGCCGTTCCAAATACGAAAAAGAGAACTATCTCCGTATCGATTTCAGCAAAGCCGGTAAGGTTACATTTTATGCCGAGTTTCCAAAAAAGATGGGCCTCAAAGGTAAAAAGCTCGGCGAGTGGCCGGAGCTCGCTATCCAGCTGGCGCGCGAAAAAGCGCTAGGTATGGCTGACGGTGGCCTGCGGGCAGAGTCCGTACATGCAGCGCTGGAAATGTACCGGGATGACCTCAAAGCCAAAGTCGCCCGGCAGAAGCTGAGCCCGGACAGTTTCACAACCTACGGGGTGCGTATCGACCGGATTAAAGCCACGTTCGGCGAGCGCGAGGTGTTCAGCGACGTAACATACAATCGGCTGGTGGAAGTGCTGGACGAGTGGATCGCCACTCGCTCGAACAATAACGCCCTGGAGTTGTTTGCCGAGCTCCGTCGGTTCTGGAAGTTCTGCGCACCTACTCTTTGCAATGGCCGCAATGTTGCCGCCAGTCTGCCAGATGATTATGTTTCCTCCCGCGTACAGAAACCCACCCCCACACGGCTTTTTACCGATATTGAATCAATCGCCCGACTCTGGCTCAATGTTGCTGCCTGCACCTCTGTACACCAGAAGAATGCTGTTCGCTTCATGATCATCACTGGTGTTCGTCCGATTAATGTCCATAACCTGCGCTGGGACTACGTTCACGAGGAGGCTGGTGAAATTGTTTATCCGGAAGGGGTTATCGGCATGCGAGGGGCTATGAAAACACAAAAGGCTTTCCGCCTGCCGATAACGCCTGAGATCCGGCGGATTATCGACGAGCAGAAAGCCTGGCGTGATTCAGTTCCTGAGTGCAACAGGGATTATGTATTTTTGCAGCCACGTGATCCAATGCAGCCATTTTCAAAACGATCACTGGATAAGCTGGTGAAAACATACAGCCCGGACGGGGCTGTAAAAGGAATAAAACATGATGGGACTGTTAAAGGGAAAGACGGTGCATTTAATACGATGTGCCGTAAATTCCTTAAGAGCAATGTTATTGCCTTGATGAAGGAAAGAGGCTATTCCCGCTCAGACCGAAGGGAAATCAGCCTCCTTTGCCTTCACCACTCCAGCAAGTCAGATGACCCGATGGCAGAACATTACGACTTTTCTGATGAGATTTTACAGGAAGAGATTGCGTTGAAGCGCGAAGCTTTCGAGGCTCACGAGCGGAGCATACTTGCGCAGGTGGCATTGCTACGGCGGCGAGGTTAATACTGGCTGCGACATTTTTGAATAAAAGCGTCGACATTTCGGCGCTCATAACGAACTACTTTTGCACTGAAACGAATTGGTGCCAGGATAGCCCGATGACGATGCTTAATATTCCACTCACATAGCGTTTTCTGTGTAATACCTAACTTTTGGCATACTTCATCCGGGGTGAGTAAATCGTCGGGTTTCTCGCTCATGCTATACCTCTCTTTTTCATGGCATCGAGCAGGATGTCCTGCACTGTTCGTTTTGAGTTGCGCCGTTCCATCACCATTTCGTCCATAGTGTCGGCGGCGATAATGTGGTGAATAAATACCGGACGATTGTGTCCGGCCTGTATCTGCCTGGTGGGGCCGATACGTTCAATAATTTGCTGATATTGCTCCAGGTCCCACCAGTGTGAGAAAAATACCAGTATATTTCCGCCGTCCTGCATGTTCAGGCCGTGGCCCGCGCTGGCTGGGTGTGCAAAGAGAACAGGAATCTTTCCGGAATTCCAGTCGCGCAGTGTCTGTGGATCCTGGTCGAGGTGACGACCGCGAGGGAATGCTTTAAGCAAGCGTTCAAGATCGTGTTTCCAGTGATAAGCAACCAGCACAGGTGCGCCAGCTGCTTCGGTCAGTATGCTGTCCAGCGCCTGTAGTTTGGTGTCATGCAGTTCTGACCAACTTCCGGTGTCGTCTGTGTATACTGCGCCACTGGCGATTTGAAGACACTTCAGTGTCTTTGCCGCGGCGTTCGGTGCTTCGATGCCTTCGCCATTCAGCTCGAGGAACATTTCCTTTTCCATTTCACGATACTGCTGACGGGCCTTCGGCGGCATATCCACGCGGATTACGTTATGGATGGGGTCTTTGATATCGAACCAGTCGGCCGCATCCAGCGAGAGGGTCACATCGGCTAACGCTCGCTGTATTTCAGCCTGTGAGTGAGCAAACGGCTCCAGTTTGGTCCAGCTCTGCCCCGGAAACTGTATCGAGTTGAACCAGCGTGAGGTAAACGCGCCGTAAGTGCGCCCGAGACGTTGCCCCTGGTCCACAAACCACAATTGTCCCCACAAATCTACCAGGCCGTTCGGTGCTGGCGTACCGGTGAGATTTATCCAGCGCTGGACATACTTATGCGCCACTTTTCCCAGCGCCGCCGCGCGCTTACCACCACCTCGCAGCCGGAAGGATTTTAGCCGGGTGCTTTCATCTGGAATGACAGTACCGAACGGCCATCGTTCTCCCAATTCCTCAACCAGCCAGACAAGGTTATCGTAGTTGATGGTGAACACGCTCGCGTTGCTGTTCGCCAGCGCTGCAGAGCGCGCTTTGGCGTTACCAACAATCGGCTGCACCTCGATATTGCGCAGATGCCCCCATTTCAGCGCTTCATCCGGCCATGTGCTTGCTGCAACGCGTAGCGGCGCGAGGACCAGCGCGGGCTGTGTCTCTGAGCCCGCCATGAAAAGATCTTCCAGCGTGGTGAGTGTCGCTACGGTTTTACCCATCCCCATCCCTGCCCAGATGTTGCAGCGGGAAATACCTATTTCGTGGTTGATAATTAGATCTTGGTAGGGGCGAGGCGTGAAAATTTGTCCCATAGTATTTTAGCCAGTAGGGCGCGGGGTAATCCCGCGCAATAATGTCAGATTAGATCGGTGTAGTAGGTGAAGTTGCCAAACTGCGGATGTGTCCAGCGCTTGCGGTTACCTTTCGGCGGTGTCGATTCGTTTAACAGCTTTTGAGCTGCTTGTTCGATCGCCGGAAGGTTAACGAGCAATCCCCGAACACCGGTGTCTGAACGTACCGGTATCCTGGCGAAGCCGATCAATTTCCGGCATGTTGAATCAGATAAACCTGTTTTCCATGCTGCTTTGCTGACGGGGACATATTCACCTTCAACATGAGATAAATTCGCTGGTGCGGCCGATTCTGCTTGATATGTCGGAAGGGCAATCACCTCCGACATCGCTTTCATGGTTGCTGATGCGGTTGCCTCCGCGATGACGCGAGCAAGCTGGACAATTCTACTATCCACCTGAATTACAGGTGCGGGGTGAGTGATAGCTAACTGGGGGGGCTCGACTTCTTTTTTCAGTTTTTGCCAGTGCTTAATCATCGCCATACGACGAACGGCATCGTAACCTGTTACAAGGCATTCGGAGTGTTCATAGTCAAGTTGGTACTCCCATGCGTTTGGATTATCGGTATTGTACTGCAGGCAATTAACACACTGATTCGTAAGGTAAAGCAAATCGGCTTTACGGATATAATCGCGCTCATCACCGCCGTAAAGCTTTGCCAGCATTGCACGAATATCACGGCAAACATCGGCATGGTTTTTATTTACCACTTCTGCTATCTCGCGACTGCTCATCATCGGTTGCTTACCAGTGCCTGCTAGTGTTAAAGTTCTTTCGGACATTGAAGTGTTCTCCATTCAGTAAAAGATGCGCTGATAGTTGCAGCTACCAGCGCGTTTTGTTTATTCATCCCACGGCTTGTTTGCAGCCTCCCTTGCGGCCTGCTGTGCAAAATAAATCAATTCAAAAGCTAACTGCTCTCCTTTTTCCAGCGAACTGAGAAGTCTTGCTGTTTCCAGCATGTCCGCGATATACCCGAAAATATCTGCCTGATGTAACTGCGTGATCTGAATAGCCATAGCGTTAACCTTGTTTTGTACTCATTGTGAGGACTTTATTAGTACTCACAATGAGGCTTGAAGTCAACATGTTTGTGAGGCATGTTGTTCTCACACTTTCAAGGGATCATATATGAGCAAAAGAGACGACCCGCAGTTGAGGGTACGCATACCAGAATTGCTAAAAGAGGCTTTGGAGAAGAAAGCACGGGCTAATAAGAGAACACTGACCTCTGAGATCGTTAGCCGGTTGGAATCTACTATTCTTCAGGACAAATTACTTCATACATCTAGGGGGTTTGAGGAAGCTGCTGATGAGATTCTCATACTCAGGGATCTTCTCGAGAAACTTAAGACAACGTACCATCGAGAGTATCAGGTCGAATGGGTTTATGAAAACAAATACGAGCTTATTGAAGTGATGGAAAAACTTAAGAAGTTGCTAAATCCTGAGAATGAATAGTGGATTCATCCTCTAAACTTTTACGTAACCGCCGGGTGATTTCGGCGGTTAGTGTTCTGTCGTTTTCTCTGGAAATTTTTTCCAGTGTGTCTTTCAAGTCTTGCGGGATGCGTACCCGCAATTGTGGGTCATCACGTTTACTCACAATATTCCCTCCAGATTTTTGCTATCCAGCACCACCACGGTAAAGCCCAGCTTTCGCAGACGTTCATGCTCGCGCAACTGGTCAGGCCGTGGTGGCTTGCCTGGCGCTTTGCATTCGACAAAGACGATGCGACCGCCGGGTAGCAGGACAATGCGATCCGGTACCGAGCGGCGACCGGGTGACACGAACTTAAAGGCGACCCCGCCAGCCTTTTTCACTTCGGCGACGAGGTGCTTTTCGATAAGGCTTTCACGTTCGTAGGCCATTTACTTCACCTGCTTTTCAGCCCTCAGTACCATCTGGCTACCATCATCAAGACCCCAGCTAATTTCGCCGCCTTCTGCCATTACCAGTTGCCAAACTAACTGCGCGGCTTCGTTCGTTACGTCACGCCCAGGGTCATTGCCAACTCGCAAGCGACCGCCGTCAACATCGCGCATTTTTGCCAACATGATCTTTTTGGATAGCGGGGAGAACCCCAGTTGTAGTTTCGCTGTATTACGCATCATTCTTCGACCGCCTTACGCTTTTCGCGCATGTTCTGCATCAGACAAAAATCAGACCGGCGTTCGCTCCAGTCCTGATTCAGTTCGTTACGTGACTGGCGGTTAGCCTTGGCCCAGACCTTCGCTGCCCGGTCATATTCGCCGGACTGCTCAAGGCGCAAGGCCTCCCTCGCAGCCCTGTAATAAAGTGGATTGTCCCGATATTTAAATGACATAGGGGTTACTCCTGCTTTGCTTCGATTGGGCGGATGCTGCTCAGCACCAGACGAGTGCGGACACCGACAGCACCACCGCGGCGGCCAGTGTCTTTGTAGTAATACTCTTTTGGGCCAGCCACCCACGTTGTCGCGTTTTGATGCAATTGCACCTGCTTTTCACCGGTGCGGGTAATAACCGTTCCGGTATGCGTTTTGATTACAGTCATAGCGATTAATCCTTACGGTAGTGGTACGCCTCAAAACCGCCAGCGTTCAGTGGGATATCGGGCGCCCATTCGGGGTTATTGGAGAGAAGCGCGGAAAGCTCTTTATCGTTGAAATCTTCTGTGTCAGGTGATTCGGTGATCACCTCGTCGTGTACCGTCAGCACAATGCTGTAACCGGCATCTTCGATAAGCGGCATGTTTCCGGCCAGAACGTCGCGGGCGGCCGCCTGGGTGACGTTCTCCACCAGCTTTCCGCCGTAGGTTTTGAGTCGTTGCCATTTACGCGAATAAGAGTTAACACCCATGTAGGTGATATTCCCTTGTTCGATAACCGGAGACGGGTAGCATACAGCGCGTCCGGATGGTAGCTGTATGCGCAGCCACGCGCCATCGCGGCGGATTTTAAGATAACCGCAATACAATGTTTTTTGCGGTGTGGCGATTGCAGTGCGGACGGTTCGCTCCAGTTCGTACCAGAAATCGCAGGTCGCCGGGTGCGCCCTGCGCCACAGGCGCTTGAGCGAGTCACATGCGATGAATACACGCTCGGACAGGCCAAAGGTCGACTTACGTTTAACCGATTCGTTGTACCAGCTTTTCGCCTCGCGGATAACATCGCGGGGAATGTTTGGCAGTGCGGCGTTCGCCAGCTCGTCGAGATCGAGACCGTAAACCAGAGCAAAAGTGATGAAAGCCGATACACCACCTCCATAACCCAGACCGAGTTCCATGACTTTACCGATCTGACGCATGTGTTTATCAACATCATCTGGTGCAATATCGAAAGCTTTTGCATACGCCAGTTTATATAAGTCCGGACCCGTTCCGGCGTCATACTCTCTGAATGCATTCAGTTTCCATTCTTCTCCCGCCAGCCATGCCAGCATGCGGCCTTCAATGTTCGACAAGTCACTTACCACCAGTTTTTTGCCTGTTGGCGCGATAATGCAGCCACGTAACGCTGAACTGGTTAGTTCCATGATATTGTCAAACAGCAGGTCTGCACATCCGGCTTTCAGTGCTTCGATGCCTTCGTCTATTTGTTCCTGTTTTAGTGAAGGGCGGGGAAGGTTCTGGGGCTGGAATAGCCGTCCGGCCCAACGACCGGTACGTGACGCCCCGCAGAACTGTAGCGTACCGCGTAAGCGCCCGTCGTGGCTTACGCCTTTCATCAGTGCCTTGTATTTACTGGTGCTGGTAGTACTGGCTTGCAGGCGGATAGCCAGCAGTTCTTTCACGGCAGATGGTAAATGGGGGTCGGCAATACGACGTTCCAGAGTACTGCGTTGCATGTCTGGTAGCTCCACACCGTAGGATTCAACAATGTGCTTAATCAACGCGTCTCGTTGTGTGGCTGCCTGCACTTCGCCATCAGTCATTTCCTGTGTACGCTTTGCCAGGCGCTTTTGCTCCTGGTCTACCGCTTCGATCGCAGCGCGCGCGAGTTGCATGTCCATGCAGACGCCCCGGTCGTTGATCTGCTGATCACGATGCCAGAGCGCCAGCTCTGTCCCCTGATAATTCCACTTCGGCAGACGTTTATAGACTTCGCGCATTGCCTCGATATCCAGTCCGGCGTAAGCAACAAAGCGCCGCCATTCTTCCGGGTGGGTTTTACTGGTGGCCCGACGCAGTTTGCTGTTTTTCGGGCGTGGCTTACAGAACAGCTGGATCAGCGCTTTACCTTCTTTGTCCTTCGCTTTGTCTTGCGGGACGCCTAGTACTTCGCAGAGTTCCCCCAGAGACCCCGGGAGACCGTGCGCCAACGCCTGCACCATCGTGTCGCGCCAACGTTCGACTGGCGGTGCCAGTCGCGGTATTGCATAACGCAGAACGGTGCGGTCGAAGTGAGAGTTATGGAAATAAAGCAGGGTTTCAGGGTCTGCGATTGCTTCGTATAAGCCGTGTGGAATACCACCACCGGCAGTGATATCCCACACGTTTACTGGCCCGTCGTTGATAGCCCATGCGAAAAGCATCACTTCAACGCCTTCGGCATACGCATGGGTGCCATTATTGATAGGTATTTCACAGAAAGTTTCCAGGTCGCCCCATAGTATATTGGACATTGTATTTACTCCGAAGAATTAGCTACATGGATACGAAAGATATTATCTCACTTGTTGGAGTCATAATTTCAGCCATAACTGCACCAGTCGGTGTTTATAAGTTATTTAAAGATGCTAGTTGGTTTTTACCGAAAACAACAAAATTCTCGCATATTCTGAAGAATTATCCGGAGCATATTGAGCCTTCTGATGTAGAGTTTATGAAGGCAGAAATCAAAAGAGAAGTTAAAAAAAGTATATTAGGTATAAGTAGCCAGAAATTAAGAACGTTAGTTATTTATGTCAGAACGTATTCTGAATTGAAAATGCCGTTTTGGCAGTGGGGTTATTTAGCACCCCATATTCAGTGTAAATACGATAGATTCTTTATACGCTACAAAGGTAAATACAAACGATGTCGCTGGTGTTCTAAAGTTGTTTCTATCTTTTATTTGGCAGATGGCTTGATATTTTTCTGTTGGTCGTTAAATTATGGCGCTGTTTTTATAGGAATGGGCGCTGTTTTAATGTTGCTGTGTATATGGATGGCTTTTATGTTTTGGTTTCTTTTTCCGGGACGAGGCGTTATAAAGAAGTATAATTCCCAATTATTGAAAATAGATGCAAGTAAGTATCAGGCCAAATGATATTACAGGTCTGATACTTTGCTTTTTTAAATCAGTGTTTTCAGACAAAACGAAGTCCTCCGTAAATTAAACGGTGATAAAAAGCCCCTGGCTGAGCAGGGGCGAACTGAAGGATTAACGAGGTAAAGTGGGTGGGATATATCTGCCGATGCGGTCTTCTATGGTCGGCAGAATGCACATGCTGTCGCTGAAGCGGTCATGCAACTGGTAAACCAGTTTCGAATCCATTTTTTCGAGAGCAGGCATTAACTGCGCCCGCCAGATTTCGTTGATGCGCCGGAAGTTATGACAGACGGCGCGGAGATTGTTGATGAACATTTCCTTCTCTGCGTCACTGACTGCTGGCTGCGCTTTCTGAATGCGTTTCGTGCTGCCATTCCGGTAGAAGCGTTCCTGAGCTGCAACAGCCTCACCCACGGTTGGATAGCACCCGACGTAAACGCTTTTCTCTCCGTCCCATGCATAAGCCCTGTACGGATTGTATTTGCTCCGGTGATGGTAAACCATTTTCGGCAGACACTCCCTGTGCGGCGCCAGTATCGTGGAGGATTGCGGAACAGCGGTTTCTTTCTCGATAAGGTCAAGCACCCAACGGCGGAATTCTTTTGCTACCGGAGTTGTTGCGAACATAGCTACCAGGTGGGCACCGCGGAGGGAGAAAATGCGGCGCGAGGCCTGTAAATTCCCCGAGGTAACCATTTTGATTACCTCGGACATGCCGAGAGTGAACTCATCCGTGTTGCGGGTGTAAATGTTAGTTACGCTGCGAGCATCCGAATATTCCAGCGCGGTAGCTAGGGTAGCCGCAGTAAACCAAGTTTTGCCGTTATGTTCGATCGTTTCGAGAACGTGGGATTTGAATACGATTTGGGTACTCATGACGATTTTCCTCTTAACTGAGTTAATCGCCACCATCAGGTGCTAATCATCGTGGTGGCGAACTGTGCGGGGTTAGCACTACCGGGTTAAGAGGAACCGGCGCGGATTTCTCCGCCCCCACACAGCCCGCCATAATGCGAACGTGGCAAAGCTTGCGACAATAAAAAGACGCTGGCGCGTCTGGTGTCGCCTCTTAAACTTCCGGGGTGCTAATCCCGATCTCCATTTGGGAGATTCGGTGAGCATAAACCGGAAGGGGGCGATGAGTCAATATCGGGGTAGCAGGGCGACTGGGTGCTAACCAGAACAATACAGGTAGCTCCGGGCATATTCCCCTTTGCAAAGACACCCGGCGTTTAACCGGGCGTCTGTGAAGCAGGATTAAATCAGTGCTTCAGCATCAGCACCTTCGCTGATATCGTCGAAATCGTCAGCGCTTGCTACTCCGCCGCCAGCGAATGCATCGCCGTCTCGCAGGAACTGGACTCCGCCGAGTGAGGCATTAATGCGTTTACCGAAATTATTGTCCTGTGCCCAGATATCGATAACGGCGTTTACATAGCACCCTGCATAGGGACGTCCATCAGCCTGAATTAGTGGCGAACGATCGCGATCAAGAACGGCCGGGCGCGCTTTGTTAGCAGCATTCAGGAAGAAATTACCGGGGAAGCCTTCATACTCTGCTTTTTCATCACCATCATGCAGGCACAGATTGAGTTTTTTCTCCAGCTGGTTATAAATGGACTCCCACTTCTCCCCCCATTTTTCCTTCGCTACCTGCTTCATAGCTTTACGGATTTCTTCCAGTTGTGGGTGTTTGGGAGATATTAAAAATACTGCGGAGAAACGCGGATCGCCTTCGCCGTTTACAGTTTTAGCTTCAAACAGAGCAGGAAAAGCTAATCTCACGTTATTTAATTTAATCTTCATGAAAGTCTCCTTTAATCAGATGAGGTCTGCGGCGAGCGTATCGTCGGATACGTCGTCGAAATCATTTACAGGGTTGATATTGAGTGCGGGGCGTGGGTCCGACTCGGGAACGACGGTTGGTTTACCATCAGCTCGTGTTATCAGTGCCTCGACTTTTGACCAACGGCGCGGACTGGCCTTTTTGATAAGTTTTTCGGCTTTGGTTGGGCTAATCAGCTTAAGATCGAAAACCTCCTCGGTTTTATAACGGAACTGGTCTTTCAGCAGCGCGCGGGCGGCTTCTTCATCACTCCAGGCCCGGTTACCTTGTTTTCCTGTTACCAGTTTAAACCCCGGTACCGGATTTCCGGCATTGAGTTCATTATGAACCCGGTCCCGTACTGCCTTTAGCCAGGATTCAATAAAGTCGGCCTGACTATAGATCTCCGCAAGCTGCTCAATGGTTAACAGAGGTACACGTGCGCTGGCATTGGTGATGATTTCGCTGACAGGCTTTGTCAGATCTTCAAAATCGCTGGCCGCTGTTTGTAAATGCTGCATTTTCTGGGCAGTGCAAATAGCTTTTGCTTTACAGAAGCGGCACTGTTTTTCTCCAGGTATGAAGTTTTCCAGCGGTAGTGTCTCAATGCCTTCGCATTCAGCAATATTGAGAACAAGGATCGCACTGGTTGCGGCCTCCTGTGCTCGTTTACCGAAAGACTGAAGCTCCTGTACGGTTAAAGACCATTCTGAAACGTGGTTGAGCCTTGGCTGGTGAATAAATAATCTTACAGTCTCAAAGTCATACAGCATGCTGAATTGTTCGAGAGCACCCAGAGCATACAGTTGTAGTTGCTCATTTTGTTCTGCATCAATGCGGACGCCTTTGCCATATTTCAGGTCGTGGATTTGTAATTCGTTACCAGCGATGATTATGCCGTCGGCAGTTCCGAAAGATTCTTCCACACCCGTTATATGTGAGAAATCAACACGTTGTTCAACCAATAGTTCATTATTCTGTGCAAGAGTCCAGACCGTATCAACATACCGGCCAACGGCTTCGACCATTTCATCATCCACCTGTGGGCCAGATGTATCATCAGGATTTTCGCGAAGGGGGTATGAGCCGAGAAACATAGAAACATTGCATCCGGCGTAGTGTTCCGGGTGGCTTTGCCTGTTTCGTAGAACTTTTTCAGCAAGCGCGTGCGCTGCAGTGCCCTCGATTGCAAAAGTTGTTTCTTTATCCGGTTGTGTGGCCTCCAGCGCCAGACTACCCGCACACCTTAGCCAACGATGTGCAGATGATGGTGATAATCGTGCATGAACATCAGGCATTCATGACCTCCTGAATGTGTTTTCGCCGCGCAGCCGCTACGAGTTGTTTGGTGGGGAAATGACCGAGAGATTTGAATTTGCCGTTTAATCGTCCGTAGGCCTGCCACGGGTTTTTCTTACCTTCGCTGAACCGAACGCCAACCACTCCAGATTTATTTTTTCTGGTGTGAGAGTTAGCCCTGTTTTGTGAAAGAGAGGCCCAGCGAAGATTTACCGCCCGGTTGTCATCTCGACGACCGTTAATGTGGTCAACTTCAGGGGCAGATCCGGGAATAAATGCAGCGGCAACGAGACGGTGTATTTTGACGGTTACCTTTTTACCCGCTTTCCATAAGTCGGTGATGAGATATCCGTCTGCGTCATAGCGTGGTTTTAGTGACTTACCTTTAATGGGATAGGTGCAGCCAGAACCTTTGTTTAATACAGTTCTGTCGAGGCTTCTCAGGTTGCCAGCGTCTGAAATCTGGTAAATTCCTTCAAAGCCTGAAATATCCTTCCAGGCTTCCGGCATGATTAACCCTCCAGTGCTTTTTCAGCCAGGGTGATTACTTCAGCGAGATTTTCATCTGTTACTTCACCAAGTTTCCTGGCTCCCTGTTTTTCCAGAATTGCAATAGCTTCTGCCCGGTAACCCCCTTTTGCTAACTGGAGGATCAACCCTTCAGCTTGTTTGCGTAGTGCCGCGAAATCAATTGTATGGTCATCTTTGGCGTCATTATTCTGGCTGGAATTTGCTGCGTCTCTGCGTGCAAATTCTTCCTGCAGCTGAAGGTACTCAACACGGTTGATCTCGATATGGCCTTTTTTCAGCATCTCGTTCAACTTGCGTAAGGTGTGGAGTTCACTGGCTGCTGTGCCGGATACATTTTTGACGTAAAACGGCCCCGTGCGTTCTCCATCTTTGTTACTGGCCTTTTTCGGCTTAACTTCATCACGCCCATCTGCAGGTGCATCAAGTAGCTGCTCGGCAAAAGCACGTCGCTCGCCGATGGTTGGCAGGTCGTCCCAGAACTTAAGAATGTTACGGGACAGGTCCAGGAGAGCAGGTTTAAGCAGCGCCCTGGCTCGTTTGACGCCCTGTAATGCGCTGTCGAGAGCATCAATCTGAACTACTCGTTTATCGCCTTCAGCATCACGGTAGGCAACAGCACGTTGCAGCATGTCTTCTGTGATAGGGGTGGCTACCGGGTAGAAACCAGCCAGTGCGATAACGTCGCTGAACTCCAGATCATCCAGTGTCATTGCCGCTGACATGTTTTCAGCTTCAGTTGCTGTATCCCGACATTCCTGCACTCGTGAAATCGTGTCAGGATGCATAACAATACCTGATGCCATTGTGCGGATAAGACGTTCAAGCAGCGCATTATGTTGTTCCAGAAGTTGATTATTAAGTTCGAGACTGGTTTCTAAACTCATACTGTGGTCCTCGCTACAAGGAGAATGAAAGTGATGATCAGACCGAGCGCAGTGGCAACGGCCAGACCGGTCATCAAATCGAAGTTTTTACGGCGATAACGGAGAACATCGCGCCCCGTCAGTCGATAGAGGTGTTCAGGTTTCATCGGTTGTGCTCCTAAAACGCCCATGCGCTTTTTCGGCTCGGATACGTGCGGCAATGGCGCTATCAAGTTCGGGGAAATACCCGAGGTGGAGTGGTTTACCGTTAACGGTGATTTGTGCCCGCCAACGCTTTCTTGATTCTTTCCAGTTGACCCCCATTGCGTTTTGTGGGGCTACGCTGTGCAAGGTTTTTGGCGTTCTCAGCGCGTGTGACCAGACGTAAGTTTTCAATGCGGTTATCCGCCCGGTTATGATTGATATGGTCAATTTCCATACCTGCGGGGATATCGCCGAAGTGGTATTCCCAGACGAGGCGATGAACGTACTGATTTTTTCCATCAAGGCAGATGGTGACATAACCGTCTGCTTTTACTTTTCCCGCGGGCTTGCCTGCCATGCGTGAATTAGTGGATTTCCATGCGTGGGGGCTTTTGAAATGCGATGCGGGTCGGTATTTCCATATAAGCTGGCCGTTCTGGTATTCAAAAGCCTCCCTGATTCTCTTTTTCAACGTAGGAGTCCTCGTGAAGGTAGGAATGAAAAAAAGCCCGTCATGGGAGGCGGGCAAAGACTACACATAGCAATTACATGGATGATTCAGAAGAATTAGTTAGCGGACGGATTGTGTAGCCATAACCGAGATAGCCGTTGCGTTCCTGGTAGGCCGCCGCTCTTAGTCGGGCTGGGTTTTCGCCTTTGACGGTTGCAACGACGTAATCAGTCGCGTCAGGTCCGTTTTCTACCACTTCAAAAGCCGGAGCGTATTTTGTTGTGAGCTCATAGGTATTCATTTCGGTACCCCTTCAGTGGATTAGTAAAAGGCCCGAAGCCTTTGATTAATTCACTGCACGCCCCATCATCGGGGCGTTTCAATTTACGTGACTTATCAGCTCGTCGCGGTGTTGTCCTCTACGCTTACCGTACGCATACGGACTCGGCGCTTACCTCGATCCCATCGGGTGCCATTTCATTTTGCCAGGAGTACTGCGGCTTACCTGTCACGCGGTTCAGTTTGTTAAAGAGCGATTACTTAGTGCGGTTAAAAATACAAGCAAACCTGTAAGTGCGTCAACAGGTATTCTGGTAATAAAATGCATTATTAACCTAATTACTTGTTTTTACAGGTAATAAAAAAAGAGGGCCTAAGCCCTCTTTGTTTAGTAGTCAGGATGCGATTATCTTTTTCTGCGGAATATGCGATGTTCTACCATTGTCCCTATGATCTTAATTGGTTTTTCCCAGGAGCGACAAATAGGGTAATCACTATTCAATGGAACAAGTTCAAAGTCTTCCTCACCCTTAGCGCCAATCCCTACCGGGCGGTATTTTTTGAACGTTGCTTCGTGGCTACCGTTACATGCCGCAACGAATTCACCAGGAGTAGGGTATACGTCAGTGTCAATTATAACGATGTCCCCCTCTTTAAATTCAGGTTCCATTGAATCCCCACGTATACGTAGCGCAAATGAACTTTCTGATAGCTCAGCCGTGGTGAGAATGTATTCGAAATCACCTTCTTCACGAAGTAGCTCAGCGCTTGTGAAAGCCCCTGCTTGTACGTAGCTTAGAACAGGCACCCTTCGGGCTCCGTAGTTGAAATCTGTAACAACATCGCCCCCAAGAAGTAGCCATTTAGGATCGCATTCAAGAGCTGACGCTAAAGCAAGAAGATTGCGTGGTTTAAGTGTTTTCCCGTTCTCTATAGCTTCAATCGACTGCTGGCTAATGCCCGCTCGTTTCGCAACTTCGACCTGAGTTAAGTTTAGTTCTGTTCTGCGTTTTTTAGCTCGGTTGGCAAGATTCATGTTGACTCCTTTTCTGTCATTGATGATTACAGATACTTCTGTATTTGACAAACAAGGTTGCCTGTGAGGTAATTACAAGTAAACCTGTAATAATGAGGGCTTACTCAATGACCAGTTCCACCCTTGCTTCACGTATAAAGGAGCGCCGCAAAGCTTTAGGTATAACCCAAACTTCATTGGCTGAAAGTGTTGGCATGCGCCAGCAGTCTGTTCAATACCTTGAGTCCGGACGCGCCACACGTACCGGTTTCATCCTTGAATTGGCAAAAGTTCTGAAATGCGATCCTGACTGGCTATTAAACGGCGAAAATTCAGAGCAGCAAAAGGTGTAACCCATGCCTGATAACAAACCCTGGGGAGCTACGCCCGATGAGTGGTTCCACTTCGATCTGGTGTTGGGGATGACAGACAGGCTTTTACCTGTGGTGTCCAATCCCTGTGCAGAACTGTCGCCTAATAGCAAGCTGTCTCATAATTTCGGCAAAACTCCCAGTCGCTACAATGGCCAACGTAAGGTTGTTGGTATCCCCGACTGGGCTAACTATGTTGTTACGGAAAACGATTTTGCCCGGTGGTCGAACGAACCCGATTACGGTATTTGCGTTCGTACTGGCGACGGGGTGGTGGCTCTGGACTGCGATATCAATGACGCCGGGATGCAGGAGATCGTACGCAATATTATCCTGTCATGCCTGGGGGAACTTCCGCCACGTCGCTGGCGGGCTGACAGTCATAAATGCCTGTACCTGATTGCTGTTGATGGCGACTACCGTAAACGTGGTCACCGCCTGGAAGGCGAAAACAAACAAATAGAGCTGCTCGCTAAGGGCCAGCAGTTTGTGGCTTGTGGTACCCATCCGGCAGGCGAACGTATTCAGTGGGACTGCGGTTTGCCCGGCGAACCTCTGAAAATTACATCTGAACAGCTCGAAAGCCTGTGGCAGCGTCTGGCGGATAACTTACCCGTGAAAGACAGCTATACCGCAGGTGCAGGACGTCAGCGTGACCTTTCCTGTGTTGATCCTTCCGCGACAGATGATGTCGCTGACTGGCTTGACGCGAACGGGTGGACTCTGTCAGTCAGCTCTGATGGTTCCCGCAATCTGAAACCGTTTCGGGATGAGTCAGAATACAGCAACGGTTGCAGCGAAACATCCATTAAGTATTTTCCAAAAGGGACGGGGGGATTTGAACTGGGACATTTTAAAAGCATGCACAACACCGATGCGGGGCTTACTGATGCCGACTGGCTGGATGCATACGGCTACCGCGTGGCGGACTTCGAAGATTTGACAGTGGCTGAAGATGGCGATAAGCCTGAGTATCTTCCCTGGCCTAAGTTCAGTCGTGATAAGAATGACCGGATAGAAGGTACCGTTACCAATGTGCTGCTGGCGCTGCGGCGACCGGATCTCTGCGGTGTACAAATCCGCCTTGATGAGTTCCGGGACGAGATAATACTGATCACTCCACGGGGGAAAAACCTGCGGTTGCGTGATGAGTTTTATACCATGCTGCACTCTAGGCTCGAATGTCTGGGATTCAAGAAATTTGAAGAGGCAGCGATCAGGCGTGCGGTGCGCCTGGTCGCGTACGAAAACCGTTTTGATTCGCTTAAAGACTGGATTGCCAATCTTCCTGCATGGGATGGTGTTCCCCGTATAGATACTTTCTTCTGTCGGCACTGGGGTATCGAGGCCAACGCCTACACCCACGCAGTCGGGCGCTACTGGTGGACTTTGCTCGCGGGTCGAGCTCTGGTTCCTGGCATTAAAGGGGACATGGCTGTGATCCTTGTCAGCCAACAGGGTAAGAACAAGTCCGAAGGTATCCGTGCAATGGCTCCAACCCCTGAGCATTACATGGAACTGGACTTCGGTAAGAAGGGAGAGGAGCGCATTCGTGAGATGCGAGGGCATAACGTTATTGAGCTTGGTGAGATGCGCGGTATGGATAAACGGGGTATTGGTGATGTTCGTGTCACCATATCCACCCGTGCAGACCGCAACCGCGGGTTGTTTCGGGAGCACTATGTCACTTTACCGAGGCGTTGCGGTTTTATTGGTACTTCTAACTCCGATACGCCATTGACAGATACCGAAGGTAACCGCCGTTGGTTGCCGATGACGATACCGGATGAGACTGACGGCAAGTTTATCGCTCAGGGTATCGCTGACGAAAAAATACAGCTTTGGGCTGAAGCAGTCGCCGTTTTTAAACGTGATGGCATCGCATGGGAGAACGCTGAAACACTGGCTAAGTCTATTCTTGGGGATTATGAGGTCAAAGATGAGGTCTGGATGTCATGCGTCGCTGAGTGGTTAGAGTTGCCACAGGATCTGTACGATATGGCTGCCGACGGCACGAAAAAGAACTGCGAACGCGTCCCCCTTACGTCAAAAGACGTATTGGTCGAGGCGATTGGCTTCAAAGCCCCCCAGGTAAAACGCAGTGACGAAATGAAAATTGCAGCAATCATGAAGAAGCTTGGTTACAAAAATAAACAGTTGCAAAGTTTACCGGGTAAGCCTCGCAGCTGGGAAAAATGCAAATAACTACAAGTTTGTAGATTTTTGCAGGTTGTTACTCAACCTACTCAACCTCACAAGGGTAGGTTGAGTAAGAAAAATGGTATTAAAATCATGATATTACTCAACCACTCAACCTACTCAACTATTTTATATAAATATACGCGTGCGCGCGCACGCATGTATGTAAGAATTTTATTTTTCCAAAAGGTTGAGTAGGTTGAGTAAGAGTATGATTTTTATGTTTTTTAGGTTACTCAACCTTTTGCCCGTAAAAAAGGTTGAGTAAAGAAAACTTGCAGAAAATCACAAATAACCAAACGAAGTAAAAACATGAATACAACCTGTGCAAGATTACCAAGTGCGGATACGTTAGCGGAACAGGCAGCAAAAACGGCAAGTGGGTGGATGTCAGACGCCGTAATAGCGATAGATGAGCTTTTTGGAAAGGGCTATGCGAAGCAACACCCTGAATTAGTTGCTGCCTTTATGCAAACAGCGGGCTTAGATGAAGCTGCAATGCACTTACGGGGACTTGTGTTAGCTAACCAACGGATTGATGACACACTGGAAGTGCTTTCGGAGCATATTATGCTGCTTAACGAGCCCCAATAAACCCGATGCGGATAAACAGACGTAGTTCTCAGAAAATTTTTTCGTAGCAAAACGTAGAGGCCAGCGTTATGCGTAGAGATATGCAACTTGTTCTGGAGCGGTGGGGGCGATGGGCGGCGAGCGAGGAATACTGTTCAATGGTTGACTGGCCCTCAATGTCGGTTACTTCCCGGGACGTAACCGATAGTGGCAAACCCGGTTGCTCTGACGAGGACGGAGCGGTGATTGATACCTGCATCGCGCATATGAGTATGGTTTGCCCGTACGATGATTTGCTGATCCTGGGGTTACGTTTTATAGGCGGCCTCTCAACGCGTGCAATTGCTGAGGCGATAGACCGTAGTCATCTTAGCGTACGGACATCCCTGAAGGCGTCTGAAGCATTTCTGGAAGGAGCTCTGACTCTGCAGGGAGTAAGGTTGGATATGGATCCTGAAGTTGTACTACCTGAAAGGGTTGTGTGCGCACAAAAAAATATGTTATGGTTATAGCGTCTATAATTGTATGCTTACTGCTGAAAGGTTCTGATAACACCGGAACCTTTTTTCTTGTCTTCTGCTGGGAAAAATTAATAAAACAGGAAAGAAAAACATGACATCGCACTGGTTCAGTGTCAGCCAGTGGCAGTTACCAAACGAGGATGATTACAGAAAACTTCATGCGTTGTTAGCTCAGCCGGACAGAGCAATTGCCTTCTAAGCAATCGGTCACTGGTTCGAATCCAGTACAACGCGCCATATTTATTTACCAGGCTCGCTTTTGCGGGCCTTTTTTATATCTGCGCCGGGTCTGGTGCCGTATTACTTCAGCCAAAAGGAATACCTGTATATGAAGTGTATATTGTTAAAATGGGTACTGTGCCTGTTACTGGGCTTTTCTTCGGTATCCTATTCCCGGGAATTTACGATAGACTTTTCGACTCAACAAAGTTATGTCTCTTCGTTAAATAGTATACGGACAGAAATATCGACTCCTCTTGAGCATATATCTCAGGGGACCACATCGGTGTCTGTTATTAACCACACCCCACCGGGCAGTTATTTTGCTGTGGATATACGAGGGCTTGATGTCTATCAGGCGCGTTTTGACCATCTTCGTCTGATTATTGAGCAAAATAATTTATATGTGGCCGGATTTGTTAATACGGCAACAAATACTTTCTACAGATTTTCAGATTTTGCACATATATCAGTGCCCGGTGTGACAACTGTTTCCATGACAACGGACAGCAGTTATACCACTCTGCAACGTGTCGCAGCGCTGGAACGTTCCGGAATGCAAATCAGTCGTCACTCACTGGTTTCATCATATCTGGCGTTAATGGAGTTTAGTGGAAATGCCATGACCAGAGATGCATCCAGAGCAGTTCTGCGTTTTGTCACTGTCACAGCAGAAGCCTTACGGTTCAGGCAAATACAGAGAGAATTTCGTCTGGCACTGTCTGAAACTGCTCCTGTTTATACGATGACACCGGAAGAAGTGGACCTCACACTGAACTGGGGGAGAATCAGCAATGTGCTTCCGGAGTTTCGGGGAGAGGGTGGTGTCAGAGTGGGGCGAATATCCTTTAATAATATATCAGCGATACTGGGCACAGTGGCGGTTATACTGAATTGCCATCATCAGGGGGCGCGTTCCGTTCGCGCCGTGAATGAAGAGATACAACCAGAATGTCAGATAACTGGCGACAGGCCAGTTATAAGGATAAACAATACTTTATGGGAAAGTAATACCGCAGCTGCTTTTCTGAATCGCAGGGCTCACTCTTTAAATACATCCGGAGAATAACAGGAGTTAAATATGAAGAAGATATTTGTAGCGGCTTTATTTGCTTTTGTTTCTGTTAATGCAATGGCAGCTGATTGTGCAAAAGGTAAAATTGAGTTCTCTAAGTATAATGAGAATGATACATTCACAGTAAAAGTGGCCGGGAAAGAGTACTGGACTAACCGCTGGAATCTGCAACCGCTACTGCAAAGCGCACAGTTAACAGGAATGACGGTAACAATCAAATCAAATACCTGTGCGTCAGGTTCAGGATTTGCTGAAGTGCAGTTTAATTAATATCAGAAGCATTGCTGGTTTCGTGGTGTGCAGCAATGTAGTTACAGTGTAATCAATGTCACAATTCAGTCAGTTGAAGGTTGTCTGCCCGACTGAGAATTTGTTAAAAAAAATCCTGCATGGTGAATCCCCCTGAGCGGCGGGGCATATCAGCGTCACAGGTGTTTCTGTTTTACCTCTATCCTTTCTGTGCGGGTTCAGGTGCTGATACTGAACTCACCGGGAGGCACCCGGCACCATGCATGAACGGTACATAGCGCATACATCAGCCCCTCTCCGGAGGGGCTTTCTTGTGGGCAAAAAAAAGCCCGCGCCGGGAGACGCGGGCGGCAAGGAATAAACAACAAAACGTGAAGTAATATTTCAGCTGGCGAATAATACCCGACAGTAATCACTCTGTGCAACTGCGCGGCCTTTTTCGTATTGCGGGCTGTAGTCTCCTTTCTGCCATTGTCCTGTAACTTCCGGACTTCAGCCCGCTCCTTATCTGACTCACAACATTATCCCGACCGGGAGGATTCATGACATTTAAACACTACGATGTGGTCAGGGCGGCGTCGCCGTCAGACCTTGCGGAGCGACTGACTCAAAAACTGAAGGAGGGGTGGCAGCCATTTGGCAGTCCTGTCGCCATCACGCCTTATACCCTGATGCAGGCCATTGCGGCGGAAGGTGATGTCACCACACCTGTGCTGGTGAAGCCGTCGGATGGAGAAGGCACAGTTATCAGCACCACCAGCGAACCGGAGTATTACTTTGTTGTTGTTCTGGCGGGGCAGTCAAACAGCATGGCATATGGTGAAGGCCTTCCGCTGCCGGAGACATATGACCGTCCGGACCCGCGTATTAAGCAGCTGGCGCGCCGCAGTACGGTGACACCGGGCGGTGCCGCCTGTAAGTATAACGACATCATTCCGGCGGACCATTGTCTGCATGATGTGCAGGACATGAGCCGGCTGAATCATCCGAAAGCGGACCTGTCAAAGGGGCAGTACGGTACCGTGGGGCAGGGGCTGCATATCGCC